CTCGACCTCTTTATAAAGACTAAAATTTCCAATAGAAACATTGGCACTAGCTGCTCGAGATTCTATCTCTGATCTAGCTATTTCCTTTGCTTCACTTTCGGTTAGAAGTGATAAATCTTCTTGGACCACCAACTTGTTGATGACCACATTGGAGATTCTAACACCTCTCTCCCATTCCACCTTGTTCTCCTGAAACCGCGGGTTACTGTACTTTGTACTGTGCCTCGCAGCGAGGGATCGAGCCTTTTCTGAGCTCTTGATGTCTACATCAAAGGGCAAAGTAAGTCCGAGACCTCCGTGTTCAGGAGGAATATAGGTTAGCACGTTTGTGAAGACCTTTCTTTCCATCCATGATGGCATCAAAAGTCTTACATAAACTGATTGCATCGAGATAAAAGACTTTAGTCTTGCACAGAATCTGTCCAAGACCACTCCTTTTCCCGAGCACAACTTAAGCGTTTCCCTCATGTAAGAGATGTCTTTGGCCATGGCCTGAGACTTCCCAACAAGAGGATCTGGCTTGTCGAAATTCTCTCTCCCTCCCATCTTTTGAGATTGGGAAAGGAGTCGGAGTTTCGGAACATCAATCTGAATAAATTTAAGCTTTTCGGGATGGACCTGTCCAACCGATTTGCTTACGCTGTTGTACAGCGGCATCATGCCAAACATTTGGCAGTATGCAACGTATTTCCGATTAATATTGTACTTATCCCAGGATATCTCATAGCCCATGCTTTGCATAACTATGGGAATCCTTTCTAAGTCATCTTTCGGACCTATTCCGAGATGATCATCGCCTGCGCATGCGTAGGTTTTGACACCTGAATAATGCCGAATCTGAGATGGTGTAGTCACCAACTTGAAGTCTCTCACATCGTTATGTGGAGACCTACAAGTCATTCGCCAAGAACCGTAACTGCTTGCAGTTAATACGATCTTGGTGATTGGATCACCCATCATCACTCCGCGGTAATTGGCGAACCTAACTTCATCATTGATGACAGTTCCGTTTATCTTACCGTCGTGAATGTACTGCTTTATTAACCTCTTTTCCAATCCTTTGACTTTGAAAGTCAACTGTTTTGGGGTGGTTAACAGAGCAGCAGCTCTCTTGAAGTATTTTAGTTCAGCTAGTGTAATTGCACCTTGCTTGAACAATTCCTTCGAAATTCCGTTGAGTATCCCGAAACCTG